CTTTATGGTATAAAGAAAGTCTTTTCCCCCCAGGGTAATCTGATCCCCCAATCTATGGAAGATGTTAAAGAACGTGATGCCGAGCCAAATGTGTGGGCCTCTCATTATATTTCACCACTGCCTATGAGCACTGCCTCGAAGACTACAACATCTCATGATTTGGCAAATAAGTGCACTGAGAACCTTGTGTACATAGAAAGTGCTAAGTACTTTATTCGTGGGTTTTTAATCGAAAGCAATTTTATGATTATTCCTGCCCACTTTGTTAAGAAACATTGGGAAGAAGGATATAGTGATTTTGATATCCGTTGTTGGAGAAGAAACCCAAAAGTATCTGGTGCGAATTTCCGTGATAAGATTGCTAAGGAATATACATACCTAGTTCCCGGAACTGATTTTGCAATTTGTTATACCCCTAGTTCAGGAAGTATGGGAGATATGCGCAAGTTTTTGCCCATGGGTGCTGTAACAGATTCAGATGCCACTTTTATTTTAAAAGACAAGAGCGGAGACGTTGAGTTCGCAAAGACATTTTACCGACATGATAGGACAGGAATTGACCATTATTCCATGCAGCATATTCCTGGAGGAACTTACAAATTGCCTTTTGATACTGTTGAAGGTATGTGCATGTCACCTCTTGTCTCTCGCGGAAGAGGAACAACTATTCTCGGTTTTCATTTGTGTGGTCAGGGCCGCACAGGTGGATGCGGCTATTTGACATTTGACCAGGTTGAAACTGGTTTGGAACATCTTGCTGAGGTTCCCGGCGTTGTTAGAACTGTGAGCCAGGGGACATTGCCAAAAGATCAATTTGGGATCAAACTGATTGAGGAAGGAGAGGTACATCGAAAGAGTGCAACCCGTTTTTTAGGTGAAGGATGTTCCATCGAGATTTATGGGCCCACGTCCGGAAAAGCCACACCAAGCTCTTCTGTAGTTCCAACAATAATTTCTAATGCTGTTACAGAAGTTACGGGGGTACCACAGCAATGGGGCCCACCCAAAGTGAAGGGTGAGGGCGTCTACCCATACCAGGTAGCGTTAGAACAGTTATCTCATCCATCTTTGTCGCTAGGTAGCATTGTCGTTAAAGCTGTACGTTGTTATCGTATGCAATTTCTAAAAGTTTTTAAAAAGCTACCCGGACTGTTCAAGGAGTGTGAACCCCTAACACAGGTCCAAACGGTTTGTGGAATTGTTGGAAAGCGTTTTATTGACGCGATGAATTTTGACACTTCGCCTGGATGGCCTCTATCTGGGAAGAAATCTAAGCTCCTAATTGATCTTGATCCTAATGAGTATCCAGATAGTGGTAAACCCAGGACATTTGTCCCAGAAATCTGGGAGGAAGTTGAGCGCATTAAGAGAGTGTTGTTATCTGGGGAGCGCTGCTACTGTGTTTGGAAGGCATGTTTAAAAGATGAACCAACAAGATTGACTAAGGATAAGGTGCGCGTTTTTCAGAGCGCACCTCTCCCATTACAACTTCTTATTCGTATGTATTTTATGCCTATTGTTCGTATTATCCAGTTAAATCCGTTAATGTGTGAGTGTTTAGTGGGTGTGAATGCTGAAGGTCCTGAGTGGGAACAGCTAAATGAATTTATGAACTCTAAAAGTAAGAATGTCCTTGCCGGAGATTATAGTAAGTATGATCAAAGGATGCCAGCACAACTTGTGATAGCTGCTTTCTCGATCTTGATTTGGGTTGCTGAATATTTGTGTGAATATTCTATGGAGGATATCAAACTAATGAAAGCATTGGTGGCGGAAATTGCTTATCCTTTGATGGCATACAATGGTGACTTGTTGATGTTATTCGGGTCAAATCCTTCAGGTCAGAACCTGACAGTTATCATTAATTCTATTGTTAATAGCTTGCTATTGAGGAGTTGTTATTACACCAAATATCCAAAGGAGCCACCTGGGTCTTTCACTGATTATTGTGCGTTCGGAACATATGGTGACGATGTTAAGGGAACAGTGTCTGAAGAGAGAAGTCTTTTTAACCATATTTCATTTGCTGAGTTTTTGTCAAAGTTCGATATGAAATTTACTATGCCTGACAAGGAATCTGTAGCTACTGAATACATGGATGCTGATGAAGCAGATTTTCTAAAACGTAGCAATTTTTACCATCCTGATTTAAAGGCAAATGTGGGTGTGCTCGCCGAGGATTCTATTTTTAAACGTTTACATGCCCATTTGCAATCCAAGGAGCTGTCGTTAGAGGTGCAGTCAGCGCAAAATATTGACACATCCCTCCATGATTGGTTTTATTATGGAAGAGAGACATTTGAACGTCGTCTCTCAGAGATGAAGGATGTTGCGTCCAAGGCTGGAATTTCCCATCTGTGTCGCGGGTTTGACAAGAGTTATGAAGATCGCGTCCAAGACTGGTTACGGAAATACCGACCTGAAGATGCTGAGCCTGTTGCTGAGGCTAGGACCACCTTTCGTGAGAATTAAACGGTTAAATTCTCCACTCCGAAGTCCATCGGGGTTCCAGTGTAGAGTTAAAACGGACTGCGTATATATGGATTACCAGTTTTATTTGTGTTTTGTGTCATGTGCATTCGTAAAATTAGGCTTTGTACGTATTGGCATGGTGCCCGGCCATACTCCTATTTAGGAGAGTAGTTAGCCACTACATCATCATCGCACCACCCTGCAGTTTGAGTCGGCTGTAGGGATTGTAAATGACTTACTAGTGAATTTAAATGTGTATTATTATTAT